CGCTCAGTGCGCTGGTGATCAGGTTGCTGTAGGTACCGGCGTCGGTGTCGGCAATGAACTTTCTGCCGTCGCTGCTCTTGGCCGCCACAGGATGAGCCGCGCTGGCCCAGGGCTTGTCGTCGCCGCCAAGGTAGCTCTCGCTGAAGGCATTGCCGAACATCCGCAGCACCTCCAGATAGACCTTCATACTCATTCCACGGGCCAGCTTGGTGCCGGCCTTCTTGGTCTCGCCGAACTTGTCGATCTTGGCCTCCTTCTTGCCGATCTTCACACTGTCCTGATATTCCACAGGAACGATCGTGGTTTTAAACGCCCGCTTCAGTGTGCTGCGGTTCAGGTTCTCCCCGTCATAGACCTGGGGCTCACCGTAGCCGCCGCTGCCGGTCAGCTCATAGCTCACGCTGTTGCTGGTGATCTCGCCCACGATGGGGGCGAACTTATTCAGTCGGTTGGCATATGCCACATCGAAAGCCTTACCCACATAGGGGTAAAGGTCGGCTTTCCAATCGTTGTAAATCGCGCCTACATAAGGCATTTGTCATTCTCCTTTCATCTTCTGTTCCTTTCCCGGAACTCCTTTTCGGTCATTTTCATGTCCGGGTAGGCCTCGTTCCACGCCTCCAGCGCTCTCCGCTGATTGGCGCTCAGTGCCTCTCCGGCCGAGCCTCCGCCCGCTCCGGTCCCCCGGTCTGCTTTGTCCTGCTTCTTCAGCGCCGCCGTCTGCACCGCGCCGTCCATCAGCTCCAGATAGTCGCCATACAGCTCCGCCAACGGTTCGCTTCCGAATCTCTTCCCGCAGAACTTACGGAATTTTGCGTCATTCTCCAGCTTCACCGGGTCAACTTCCGGAAACGCTTCCGCGAAATCCGCCGCGTCCTGCCGCAGCCACTCCCGGTGTTCTCTGGTTTTCTTTTCCTGCTGCTCCCGCTCGCCGTCCTCCCGGCGCCTCTGGTGCAGCAGCTCCATCGCAGCCTCTTCCTCCTCCACCTGTGCGAGAGGTTTGTTCTCCGCCTTGGCTTTGGCTTCCAGACGCTGCTGTTTGTACCGCTTGCCGTAGTCCTCAAACTCGGCCAGCGTGCTGATGGGCTTGTTGGTGATGGGATCGATCAGCCCCACTCCGGCGATCCGCGCGTTGATCTCCTTGCTGGCTCGTTCGTATCCCGTTCTTTCGCCCTTTTTCCGGGCCGCGCTGTAGCGCACCCGCTCTTCGTGAGACTGGGTTTCCTTTTCCCCGGAGCGGTCGGCGGTCCCGCTCTCTTTTCCGCCTTCGGCTTCTGCCGCGGTTTCGTTGGTCTCCGTCTCCTCTTCGGGAGTCACGACTTCCCCTGCGGTTCCCTCATCCCGCATTCCGTATTCCATATCCATGTGGGTCTCCTTTCTGCCGGATTCGCTCCGACACGGCGATTTTTTCAAGGTGCCTTAAATTACCATTTCCGCCTGTTCCACGAATTTCCACTTTTCCGTCATTTTTCACGAATCGCTGCACCCATTGAATTTCCATGCAATTTTCCATGCAAAAACAAAGAAACCATAGGCTCCGTGTCCTATGGTTTCAGATTTCCCGTCATATTTTCCTGTGTCAAAACCGCCGTTTCACCCGGTTTTGTCTCTGCATTTTGTGTATGAGCTTTTCCCGCGGCGGCTCCGGCTCCGGGGTCTTTCCGTCGCTCACCCAGAACACGCAGAAGTACCGCATGGCGTCCGGGCCGTGTGTGATCTCGTGGGGGGTCTGGGCCGCGTCCGTTGGCTTTTTGTCGTCATACTGCAGCAGCGGTATGCATCGGATCAGATTCACGCACTTTGGGAAGATCTTCAGCCTCGCCGTGGGTCTCCCGTCCTCGCCCTCGATCACCTTCAGCCGCTCGTGCATTGCCATCCATCCATCCAGCCGGTCGTTGCTTGCCTTCGTCAGATAGATCCCATGCTCTGCGAAGATGTCCGCCACGCTCCGCCCTGTCTCCTGCCTGGCGTTCCAAAGATCCGGCGGAGCAAGATATGCGGAGATCTTCCGTTCGCCCACCATTTCCTTCACCCGCTCTGCCGCCTCGCTTACGATCAGGCCCTTTCCCGGTGCCCCGCTCACATCCACTCTGTCCCGGCCCTCATACACCTCGTCCACCACATAGGCTGCCCCGTCCGGGGCCACTGCGATGGCATAGGCCGCCAGCATATCCAGACCGTAGTCCATGGTGACATACCATGTCCATAGCTCCGGGATCTCAAAGGGCCTGCACACATGTACCTCCCGGCTCCATTCGCTGAAATATTGTCCGGCCATCACATCCCACTTGCCGTGCAGCCACGCCTCCTTCAGCTCAAAGGGCAGAGACTCCAGATGCTCCACATAGCCCGGGTCGGTCTCCAGCAGCACCGCGTTGTCGTACACACCGGCTTGTATAAACACATAGTCCTCCGGGTTCTCGTTGTCCCGGAAATCCCGGTCAATGAAAAGCCTCTTCACCCAGGCGTGCCCCACACCGCCGGGGTTGCAGGTGATGTACATCCGCTTTGGAAAGCGGTTCACGCCTCGGTTCACCGCCTTGAAGGTCTGAAACTGAAACTCTGTCAGATGTGTTGCCTCGTCCAGATACACGATGTCGTATTCATGGCCCTGATACCGCTCCACATCACCCTCCGTATCGCAGTAGCCAAAGAGGATCCGACTGCCGTTCGGAAATCTCATCTCGTGATCCTTTTCCCGGTATGTCACCGTCCGCCCCAGCATATTCCGCAGCGGCTGTATATGGTTTTCCCTCAGCTCTGAGAGCGTCCGCCGCACGATCAGCTGCGTGATGCCGGGATGATTCGTTGCCATCACCACCGCTTTTGCCCGCACGGCCCAGCTTTTCCCGCCCCCTCGTGCGCCGCCGTAGCCCACATACCGGGCCCGGGATCGCATAAACTCGTCCTGCTTGGGGTTTATCCGGCTCATGTCGATCATCAGCTTATCCGGCATAATCCTTGTCACCTCCCGCGAAGATCACCGTCACATTGCCGCCGTCCCTGTCCGGCTGCTTGAACATCCCCACATGCACCCCCAGCTCGTGCAGGGCCTTGGTGGCCCCCGCCGGGTCGAACACCCACAGCCCGTCCGGCTCCTTCTGCCGTGTCGCCGGGTTCCAGCTCAGATGGGGATGCCCCTGCATGCACCGTTCCGCGATCTCCACCAGCCGCCGGCCGATCCATTCCGATGATACACCGATCTCCCGGAAAAGGGCCTTCTCCCGCTCCATCCGGTATTCCTGAACAGCCGGATCCTTCAGCAGACGGCTTGCCTGCCCGGCGGCGGTTTTCGCGCTGTACCCCGCTTCGATGGCCGCGGCCGTCCCGTTTCCGTTCTTCAGATATTCCTCGACGAATTTTTTCTGCCGCGGCGTCAGCTCCTTCGCCATTCCCGCTCACCTCCGTCCACTAAAAGTCTTATGAGTCGCGCCCGCAGAGACACGCGATGTCCGCTTTCGCATTTCTTCACAGCTGCGCCCGGTCATAAAAATCCCGTTTCATTTCATACAGCCGCCCCACCGGCACCATTGTTTTCCCGCTGATGCTCTCCGGGCTTTTTTCCTTTGTTAGAAGCTCAAACAGCGCCCGGCTTTCCTCCGGACTGTCGGCGATCTCGCCGATCAGCGCCCGAAAGTCCGCCCGCCGCTTGTCTGGCAGCTTGTTCCAAATCTCCAATGCTGCCCAGATATACCGTTGTTCTTTGACCCCTCGCTTGCAACTCTTCATCGGTCTAAATTTCGTACGCATCAGCCTCCTTCTGTCTGCCCGCCCGACGGCGGTCTCCAATAGCGGATGTACTGGGGCCAGCCGGGAATGTATGGCCCCCGGTAAAGCATGTATGTACCCTTCGGCGCTCTCAGCTCCGCGCCGTTCTTTGCGATCTTGTCCTGGGGCTTGGGATCCGGCATATTCCGGCTGCGGGTATACTTCTTCGCATCCTCGATCCGCCGCACCTGATGCATGAGATACTGGGCCAGCCCCATGTGATCCCGCTCCTCCCAGATGTGTTCGGCGTGGACAAAGCCCTTGCCCCACTTTTTCACGGCGATCTCCAGAGCCTCCCGGTTGATCACCACATGGTGATGCACATTCACCGCCTCCCCGGTCTCCCCGTCCATATCGGAGGTAAAGGCCAGATACCGCAGCGGCACGCCCTGCTTTTTGCATTCCTTCCGGATCCGGTCAAACCACAGCTCCTGCTGGTGCTTGGCCATCTCCCATGTCTCGTCCATGTCCTCTCCGGCCGGCCGCTTCTCGTCGGCGTATTCCACCGTCAGCAGCCAGTCCCGATGATCAAAGTATTCATGCAGCAGCCGGTTCACCCGCTTCACCGCGCTGGCCTCATTGCTCTGCTGCTTTTTTATCTCGGCCTTCATCCTGCGCTCGGACCGGGTCGGTCTTTCGCCCTGGATGAAAAATTTAATTTTCTCTTCCATCTGTCCGGCCTTGTAAGTCCGGATCACCCAGTAACCGTTTCCCATTTTCCCTCCTTGACGCTAAACTTAGGCGCTTACCTCGTTTCCCAAGAACGCGCACGCGCGTTCCTTTGAAAAAGCCTCCCCTGTGCAAGGGGAGGTGGCGCGGCCCTTGCCGCGCCGG